AAAGATGTTTTAGAACCAATTGGTTCTGAGATGACACAGAATTATATGGATTATAAAGCGTCTAGAAAAGAGTGGGAGCAATCTTACATCACAGGACTAGATCTACTTGGTTTTAAATATGAGAATAGAACAGAACCATTTCAAGGAGCTTCAGGTGCAACACACCCAGTATTAGCAGAAGCAGTCACACAGTTCCAAGCTCAAGCATACAAAGAATTATTACCAGCAGATGGGCCTGTAAGAACACAGGTCATAGGTGTTAAGAATCCACAAACAGAACAACAGGCAACACGTGTAAAAGATTTTATGAATTATCTGATTATGGATCAGATGAAAGAGTACGAATCTGAATTTGATTCTATGTTATTTCATTTACCACTTGCAGGTTCTACATTTAAAAAAGTTTACTACGATGTGCCAATGGGTAGAGCAGTGTCTAAGTTTGTCCCTGCTGACGAGTTGGTTGTGCCATACACAGCAACAAGTATTGAAGATGCGGAGTCTGTCATACATACGATTAAGATATCAGAAAACGAATTAAGAAAACAACAGGTCAACGGTTTTTATAGAGATGTGGAATTAGGACCACCAGGTCATGTAGAAAAAAATGATCTTGATAAAAAAGAAAAAGAATTAGACGGAACAAAAAAGACAGGTAAACAAGAACCTGTGTACACACTGTTAGAGTGTCACGTAAATCTAGACCTTGAAGGTTTTGAAGAGGTTGATGAGAGTGGTGAACCAACAGGAATAAAATTGCCCTACATCGTAACTGTAGAAGAAGGCAGCCGAGTAGTCCTCTCCATACGGAGAAACTATGCGCCCAATGATCTAAAGAAAAATAAGATCCAATATTTCGTCCATTTTAAATTTCTGCCAGGACTAGGATTTTATGGCTTTGGACTCATTCACATGATTGGCGGATTGAGTCGTACGGCAACGGCGGCTCTCCGTCAATTATTAGATGCAGGTACTTTATCAAACCTACCAGCAGGATTTAAACAAAGGGGTGTTAGAGTTAGAGATGAAGCCGCTCCAATACAACCAGGTGAGTTTAAAGATGTGGATGCACCGGGTGGATCATTACGTGATGCATTCTTTCCATTACCATACAAAGAACCATCACAAACATTATTAAATCTACTTGGTATTGTCGTTCAAGCAGGTCAGAGATTTGCGAGCATTGCTGACATGCAAGTTGGTGATGGCAACCAGGCAGCAGCTGTTGGAACAACAGTTGCATTACTAGAGCGTGGTTCAAGAGTCATGAGTGCGATACACAAGAGATGTTACGCAGCTATGAAACAAGAATTTAAATTATTATCTAAAATAGTCTCACAATATCTGCCACCAGAATATCCTTACGATGTTGTTGGTGGTGCAAGAAATGTTAAACAAGCTGATTTTGATGATAGGGTCGATGTCGTACCAGTTGCAGATCCAAATATATTCTCAATGTCACAGAGAATTACACTTGCACAGACACAGTTACAGATAGCAACATCAAATCCACAGTTACATAACATGTATCAGATATATCGAAACATGTATGAGGCAATTGGTGTTAAAAATGTTGATGCTGTATTACCAGCACCAGCACCTAACATGCCAATGGATCCAAGTCTAGAACACATTAACGCTTTAGCTGGCAAACCTTTTCAAGCTTTTCCTGGACAGGATCACAGAGCACACATCACAGCTCACTTAAATTTTATGTCTACTAATATTGTTAGAAATAATCCTGCAGTTATGGCTGCAATACAAAAAAATATTCTTGAACATATTAGTCTGATGGCACAAGAGCAGGTGCAATTAGAATTTAGAGAGCAGATGCAGCAGATGATGATGATGCAACAGCAGGCAGCCATGAATCCACAGATACAACAACAGCTTCAGGCACTCACAAATCAGATTGAGGCAAGAAAAGCGGTGTTAATTGCAGAGATGACGGAAGAATTTATGAAGGAAGAGAAGCAAATTACGTCACAGTTTGACAATGACCCTCTTCTAAAACTAAAATCACGTGAGGTTGACCTTCGTGCGATGGAAAATGAGCGAAAAAGAGACAACGATGAGGCCCAACAAGACCTCGCAAGAGCAAGATTGATGCAACAGGGCGAGATCGCAGAGGATAAAATGGAACAAAACGAAGATTTAGCAAAATTACGTGCTGGAGTAAGCCTTGCAAAGACTGGAGTACAACAAGCAGCGATAGTAACGGAGGATAATTAATGCCATTAAACAAAAAAGGTAAAAAAATTATGAAATCCATGAAGAAACAGTACGGAAAAAAGAAAGGTGAAAAGATATTCTATGCATCTAAGAACAAAGGTGTTATAAAAGGAGTAAAAAAAGGAGCATAAATGCAAAAACTAGACAAAATAAAAGAAGTTAAGGTTGCAGAGCAAAGTATCGAGGTAGATCCTAGATCTAAAACGACTGCTGACCAAGCTTTTAATTATATTGCTACAGGAAAACCTGAAATGCCAGTTGGCGGTCAGAAAAGAATGTTAGCAGAGAAAAGAAGAAACTCTAAAGCGTATTAATTATGTGGTTATCGGCGATTAAACTAGCCGTTTCTGCTGGAAGTAAAATTTACGCTAACAAGCAGAGAACGAAGATGGCAATGTCTGATGCACAGCTAATGCATGCAGAAAAAATGGCCCGTGGTGAGGAACAATACCAGGGTAAATTGCTAGAGGCCCGACAGTCAGACTGGAAGGACGAGGCAGTTTTGATAATTCTTAGTTTGCCCGTGTTGGTGCTCGCTTGGGCAGTGATATCGGACGATCCAACTGCTATGGACAAGGTAAAATTGTTCTTCGATATGTTCTCACAGCTCCCGTCATGGTTCACAAATCTTTGGATCCTTGTCGTGGCGAGCATTTATGGTATAAAGGGTACACAAATATTTAGAAACGGAGGAAAAAAATAATGTTTAGAAAAATTCAAATGTTAGGCAAAGCAATCAAAGCTGTTAAACCAAATGTGCCAAAAACAAAAAAAGAAAAAATGTTACGTGATTTAAAAATTTTAAAACAAAAAACAAAAGCCTCGGGTGCAAAATTAAAACAAACTCAATTTGAACTTAAAAATCCAAAATTCAAAGGTAAAGATCTTACTTTTAAAACTAAAGTAGGAAAATCAGAATCAAATAAAGAGGCTTACAAAAGAATTCAAAAAGAGAATACTAAAGTGTTTAAAGGTATAATTGATGATGCTTTTAAAAATGTAAAAAAAGCTAGAGAAAAGAAAATGGGCGGCGGAATGATGGGCCGTAGAATGGGATACAGTCAAGGATCTAAAAAAGGTAAAATACCTACAACACCAAAAGAAAAATCATTAGCAAAACTTGCACCACCAAAAGATAGAATTACGTTTGGTGATGTTGTTGCTGGAAGAACTAAAGGAAAAGCATAATGGCAGGTAAAGGTTTATATGCAAACATACATGCAAAAAGAAAACGTGGCGGTAAGATGCGAAAGAAAGGTGCAAAGGGTGCACCAAAAGCATCTGACTTTAAACGTGCAAAACAAACAGCGAGGTCTTAATGACAAAACTTTGTCCTAGAGGTAAAGCAGCAGCGAAAAGAAAATTTAAGGTATATCCCAGTGCATACGCGAACGCATATGCTAGTAAAATTTGTGCTGGTAAAATTAAAGATCCATCTGGTGTAAAGAGAAAAGATTTTAGAGGCAGCAAAGCTGAGGGTGGATTGATGGAAGCAACTGCAAGATTAAAAAAGCAAGGTCTAAAAGGTGGTGGAATATCACAACGAGGAATGGGTAGAGCTTTCATGAAAGGAGGGCGAGTATAATGCCAGGACCAGATCCAAGAACTAGAAGAACTAAACGGGAAAAACCTCAGACTATAGAAGAACTGAAACAAAGAAAAAGAAACAAGCTTGGTGAAATCATAACAAAGGATGGTAAAAATATACTTATTATAGATCCTAAGATGTTTAACAAAGATGGAACGATGAATTTTGCTAAAGGCGGAAGAGCAGGATTTAAAGCTGGTTCCAAAGGTTGTAAGTTAGCTAAAAGAGGCAAAGGAAGAGCTTACGGAAAGAATTCGTAATGGCCAAGAACGGTTTAGATAAGTGGTTTGCCCAAAAGTGGGTAGACATTGGAAGTAAAAAGAAGGATGGTTCTTTCTCAAAATGTGGAAGATCAAAACAGAAGAAAGATGCAAAACGTAAATATCCAAAATGTGTCCCACTTGCAAAAGCAAGACGTATGACAGAAGGACAAAGACGATCAGCTGTGAAAAGAAAAAGAGCAGTAGCACAAGGTGTTGGTGGTAAACCAACAAACGTTAAGACATTTGCAAAAAGAGCAAAAGCCATGGGTGGTGGTTTTATGGCAAGGAGATCAATGTATGTCTAGAAATGACTATGGATTAAGATTTGGTGAACCAAAACAATATTTTGGAAATTTTCCTGATGGTAGAACAGCTATGAAAAGAGGTGGAGATGTTATGCCAAAAAGAAATAAAAAAAATTTTAGACCCACTGAAAAAGGTGCAGGCATGACTAAAGCAGGTGTCGCTGCCTATAGAAGAGCAAACCCTGGAAGTAAATTAAAAACAGCCGTGACTGGAAAAGTGAAGCCAGGATCAAAAGCTGCTAAACGTAGAAAATCATTCTGCGCAAGATCACTAGGACAAATGAAAAAATTTCCTAAAGCAGCGAAAGATCCTAATTCTAGACTACGTCAGGCTAGAAGAAGATGGAAATGCTAAAAGCAAAAACTAAAAAATTTAACGGAAGATCATATAAAATTTCCCCACTAAAGGAAGGACCATATAAAAAAGGTCTTGTAAAGAATTTAATGAAAGCTAGACGTGAAGTTAAAGTTGCATTAGATAAGAAAGATAAAGCACTTGAACGAAAAGCTCGTAACAAAGTGCATAAATTTAAAATAAAGTTAGGAGAACGATCATGAGAAAAGCAAAGATGGGTGGCGGTATGATGATGAAAAGATCTGGAATGAAAAAAGGGTCTATACCACCACAATTAAAAAAGTTCGTCATGGCTAAAAAGAAAAAAGCTAAGATGAAAAAGAAAGCAAAAGCATAATGGCAGACCCTAAAGTAGGCACAGGTAAAAAGCCAAAAGGGTCTGGACGTAGACTTTATACGGACGAAAATCCTAGAGATACCGTCCGTATAAAATTTGCAACCCCAGCAGATGCGAGAGCAACTGTTGCAAAAGTAAAACGTGTAAACAAACCCTTTGCACGTAAGATACAAATATTAACAGTGATGGAACAACGAGCTAAAGTTATGGGTAAAAGCCAGGTTGCTTCTATTGCTAAGAAAGGTAAAGATGCAATTAGAAAACGTCATAAATCGACTGCTTAAATTTATAAATACTAGATTACAAGCATTATCCATGACAGTAACATCAGGAAGTGTTGACAGCATGGAAAATTATAAGTATATAATAGGACAAATTAACGGCTTAGAAGCCACGAAACAGGAACTCTCTAACCTGCTAGAAGATAAGGAGCAAAATGGAAAA